AAGATAGAAAAGAATGAAATAAATTTTGATGATATTAAAGAAATTATAAATAAAAAATATTACCTTTATCAAGATTATGAATTATTTTTATTAAGTAAGATATTTAATGTTAATGTAATTTTAGTAAATGTATTGTCTAAAACAACTAAAGATTATATAAATGGTATTAAATGTTTTTCTAATAGCAATAAAAATATGTATATAATGTTTCAAGTTAAAGAAATGATACAGAATATTAATCAAAGTGTAAACAAATTAAATAAATATGAAATAATTGTTCAGAATAATAATAAATTTTTCTTTAAAAAAGAAGAATTAAGTAAAAAGATAATTGAAAATATTGTTGATGAATTTTGTTGATGAATTTTGTTGATTAATAGATGGGTTAAAATAAAATTGATATATATATACTACGTATAGTTTAATTTTTAAATAAATTTAAAATAAAAAAAATGCGGTAGAGATATGATTAATTTATGTTTTATTTTTATTAATAATGTATTATAATACATATAATATAGATGTAAAAGAATTAGATGAAAATTCGGATACATTTTGTATGAGTGAGGATGATGATTATACGAGAGTTTTAAATAATTTAGAGATAAAATTAAAACCTCATCAGTTAACATTATTAAAGCATTGTATTAAATACGAGAACGATGATATAAAATTAATTAATTTTGATAAAATTAAAGAAAAATATTCTAGTATAACTGAAAACGATTATTTTAATACACAAATTGGTATTATAGGAGATAAGGTTGGTTCTGGTAAATCGTTTGTAATATTAGTATTGATGTTATTAAATAAAAATATAAAAAGTTCTCAAATAGAAACATATGGTTATAATAAGGTATTTTTAAATATTTCAAGACAAAATGAGACATTTAATACGAATGTAATAGTGGTTCCACATAATTTATATTTTCAATGGATTAAATATATTAATGTTATAATTAAAGAAGAACATAATTTTAAATGTAAATTTATTAAAACGAAGAAACATTTGGAGGAATTTATACAGAATGCTAAAAAAATAAATGAGTATGATTTAATTTTGATAACTGATACTCATTTTAAAATTATTACAAATATATTAACTCTTAATCATATTAAAATAAATCGTTTAATTTTTGATGAAATTGATAGTATTAAAATACCTAGTAATAAATTTATTGATTCTAAATTTTTATGGTTTTTAACTGCATCATATGGTAATATATTATATCCTAATGGATATGAATATTATGATCATAGAATTAGAAGATATATTGCTAAGGCAACAGGATTAAATAATAATGGATATATTAAAGATTTATTATCAATGATGACAATTAAAAGATATAAAATGTTTACACACGCTTTGATATTAAAAAATTTAGATAATTATGTTGATAATTCATTTAATATTCCTATTCCTAATAATATTTTTATAGAATGTAAAGACCCTATTGAAACTACATTATTAAATGGTATAGTTAATGAAAATATAATACAGTTTTTGAATGCAGATGATACTCAAAGTGCTATACAGTTATTTGATTCAAGACAAAAAAAGAATGAAAGTAATATAATAGATATTGTAATTAATAAATATAATACAGACATATATAATTTGGAAGTGAATATAGAGTCTATAAAAAATATGAGATATTATATGAATGAAGAAGAAAATAATAATGAAAAAATGATTAGAATAAATAAGATAAAAGATAAGATAAAGATATTGGATGAAAAAATTCTGGATATTAAAAATAGAATAAATAATAATAATATATGTAATATATGTTATGAGGATTTAATTAAAAATAAAAAGACATTGGTTCCAACATTGGTGAAGTGTTGTTCTAATAAATTTTGTTTTAAATGTATTAATTTATGGTTATCAAATAGTAATATGTGTCCGTTATGTAAATATAGTTTAAAAAAGGAAGATTTATTTTTAATATCTGAAGATGTAAATGAAGAGGAAAATGAAATAATAGATGAGTCCGTACCTAATCCAGAATTTGATAAAATGAAAAATTTAAAAATATTAATTAAAAATATTTTTAGTTCAAATGAAAATACTAGATTAATTATTTTTTCTTCTTCAGAATGTTCATTAGAAAAAATAGAAAATATTTTAAATAATTTAGATATTCATTATACTGAATTAAAAGGTAATAAATATATTATTAAAAAAAATTTAGAATCATTTTATAATGGTATTAATTCAATATTATTAGTTAATATATATAATTATGGAAGTGGTTTAAATTTAGAATGTGCTACAGATATTATTATGTTTCATAAATTTGATAAACTTATTGAAAAACAAGTTATTGGAAGAGCACAAAGATTTGGCAGAAAAAATTCTTTAAACATTCATTACTTATTAAACAAAAATGAACTTTCTATTATTAATAAATAATTTATTTAATTATTTTTAAATTTAATTAAATAATTTAATTAAATAATTTAATTAAATAATTTATAAAAAAAATTAATTAATTAAAAAAATTAATTAAAAAAATTAATTAATTAAAAAATTTAATTAAAAAAATTAATTAATTAAAAAAATTAATTAATTAAAAAAATTAATTAATTAAAAAATTTAATTAAAAAAATTAATTAATTAAAAAAATTAATTAATTAAAAAAATTAATTAATTAAAAAAATTAATTAATTAAAAAAATTAATTAAAAAAATTAATTAAAAAAATTAATAAAAAAAAATTAATTAAAAAAATTAATTAAAAAAATTAATTAAAAAAATTAATTAAAAAAATTAATAAAAAAAAATTAATTAAAAAAATTAATTAAAAAAATTAATTAAAAAAATTAATTAAAAAAATTAATTAAGAAAAATTATAAAAAAAATTTGAATAAGTTTTTTAATTAACTAATTAATTTAGATAATGAATGATAATGGAAAATATTTTTTCATCATATTTAAATTTATATTATAAAGAATGTTTGAATGAGTTAAATTTATTTATAAATCAAAAATTAAGTAATTCATTGGAATTTAAAAATAAAATAAAAAAAAATGAAATATTAGAAATATTGGATGAATACAAAAACAAAATTAATATAAAAAAATCAATTTTGAACAATATTAGAAAAGAAATAAATGATATAATGATAGAGTATTCAAATCAAATAATATGTGATATCATTAAAATAATAAAAAATAATAAAGATAATTATATAGAAAAAAAGGATATTGACAAATTACTTTCTAGATTAATAAATAATTTAAATAATAAAAAAATTAAAAATGATGAAAATAATATAAAAAAAAAGAGTTATTATAATGAATGGAAAAAAGAATTTGTAAAAAATTATAATGATATTAAATATTTTATAAATATTTCAGAAGATATTAAAAATAATAAAAAAGAAATTATTAAATTAAATTGGAGTAATTTAAAAAATTCAGAAAAATTTATTAATTTAAATAATAATTTTAAAAATAATAATATTTTTGAATTTTATTTTATAAATAATAAAAATGTTAATTGTAGTAATTGTAATTTAAAAATTATATATGATAGAGGATATAACAAATGTGTTTATTGTAACAAAAGTTTTTATTGTTCTATACAATGTCAATCAAGAAATTGGGATAAACACAAAGTTATATGTGAACATTCTATTAAAAATAAGATTAAATTTAAAAAAAATAAAACAAATAATAATAAAAAAAATATTGGTAACGAAGTTATATATACAACTGATGATGATAATGATAATGATAATGATGATGATAAAATAACTTTAAAAATAAATAATTATCCAGATATTTCAGAAGATGAATTAATTTAATTAATTAAATTAGATAAATAAATTAGATAAATAAATTAGATAGTGTTATAAAAAATGTTGTTAATAATATTGATATATTTTTTTATTATTTTAAAATTAGAATCATAATCAATAGATTTTTTTGTATTATTATTAAAGTTAAAATATATTTTGTATAAAAAATTATTAAGATTATGTTTATGAGTGGATATTTCAAAATTAATATAGATACGATTATTTAATTTAAAAATTAATTTATTTAAAATAATAGTATCTGTAAAATCATTAATTTTATTGGTAGATGAAAAATTGATAATAGGTAAATCTTTCTTATCATATTTTACAAAAATATTATTAAAATTATTTTTTAATATTTCTAAATTAATTAAATTTTTTTGAAAAACATTATATTTGTTTTCATTTTTTAAATAATGTAATTCTTTATCTTCGTTTAAGTAAATTATAAATTTTTTTTGAAATGGTTTTAATTTTGTTTCTTTTATAAATGTATTTAAAATATATTTAAATCTATCTTCTGTTAAATTTAAATCAAAATTATTAATTTTATTTTTATTTTCTATTTCTGTATTATTAAAAAAAATTTCAAGATAATTATATTTATCATTATTTTCTTTAAATTTATCTAAATTAAAATCATTCATTATAAAGGTTCTTATAAAATATTTAAAATTTGATTAATAATTTAATTTAATTAAAAAATTAATATATTAAATTTAATATAGATAATATAAATTAAATAATTTTAAATCAAATTTTTAATTTTGTATTAAAATGAATGAAAATAGAGATAGATTTATTAAGTTATTGAAAAAGGAAAAATTAAATTTAAAAATGATTGAAATCAAAGACTTAGAAATAGGTATATTTAATTGGACAATTATATATTGTTCAAAAAATAATATTATATTGAATTGGGATAATATATTTTTTAAAAATATTTATATAAACAAAGCAGTATCAGTATTGTCTAATTTGAAAAAAAATAATTATATTAATAATGATTATATAATTAATGAAATTAAAAAAAAGAATATAAAGCCACATGAGATGTGTTTTTTAAAACCTGAAGAGATTTATCCTAATAAATGGACATCTTATATAAACGAAATAACTAAAAAAGAGGAAGCAGTAAAAAATAATAAAAATATTAGTAAAACAGACCAATTTAAATGTGGTAAATGTAAAGGTCGTGATTGTTCGTATTATGAATTACAAATTAGAAGTGCAGATGAAAGTGCAACTTTATTTATTACTTGTTTAACTTGTGGTGCTCGTTGGAGGCAATAAAATTATTATATTAATTTATTTATCATCATCATCATCATCATCATCATTATCATTATCATCATTATCATCATTATCATCATTATCATCATTATCATCATTATCATCATCATCATCATCATCATTTTGATTTATTTGTTCATCTAATTCATCATCATTATCTTCATTTTTAGTTTTATCTTTATTTCTAACATTATTTAAAGTTTCATCAATATCATCATCAAAAAACTCTTCAGTATCATCATCATCTTGTTCTTCTTCAAATAAATTTCCAATATCTTCTTCCTTTATTATAGTATTATCTAATTCTTTAAAATCTTCTTTTGTATTATTTAATTTTTTTATAACTTTAGCAATACATTTAATAACTTTATCATTTAATTCAGGACGTTTACCTATAATTTGTATTAATATTTTATCATTAATATTGATAGTATTTAAATCAATATCTGATAAAATAGAAGCTGTTTTTTTAGGTATAATAATTTCAACTATATCAATAACTTCATCATCATTAATAATTTTTGCAAGTATACCAAAATTATTAACATTGATAACTTTACAAATAAATTTAGATAATATAATAGGATTGCAAATTAAACAAGAAAATATTACTTCGTATAATATATTGCCCATAAAACCATTAACTTCTAATTTACCTAAAGATGATTTTAAAATTTTGATAGAATTTTTTTTAATAATACCAAATTTAGTATAACCATTATATAAATCTTTTTCTAATTTATTTAAAATATTTTCTTCAAAATTTTTATTTAAATCTTTTGATGAAATTTTTATTTTTGTTTTTAAAATATTTTCTGTATATATATTCATTTTTATTATAATATAATTAATTATTTATTTAAATTCTAAATAAAATATTTTTTTTCAATTTTTTTATTTAATTAATTTATTAAATTATTTAATTAAAAAATTTTTTTTTATATATTATATAATAAAAATGGTTGACCAAAAAATGCTTTTAAATTTGTTATTGCTTGTTTTAACATCTGTTGCTGCTGTAGGAGGAAGTGTTAATGTAATGGAAAATTATGAAGAGCACCCTGAAGAGCACGCTGAAGAACACCCTGATGAGCATCCTGAAGAAGAAAAAAAAGAAAAATTTTATCAATATGTTAAAAAAAGAGAAAAATTTCAAAATGTGAATAATGCTAATGTTTCTATGAATACTAATGCTTCTATGAATGCTAATGCTCCTGCTAATGCTCCTGCTAATGTTATGGAATCATTTGAAGTTAATAATCCTAATGCTACTACTTTTCTGAACAATAATGCTCCTACAGTTGAAGGTTTCACTGGTGGTTCCTTCGCTGCTTTTTAAATATTTTTTTTTGTAAAGTATTTAAAAATAATTTAATATGAAATATATATATTTTAATTTTTTTTTCATATATTAATAAAAAAAAATTGAATTAATTAATAATGATATTATAATATAATTTAAAATGAAGAAAGAGAAAGTGATAGAGGATAGAACAAAGATAAATCAAATATATATTGAGATATTGTGTAATATAATAAGAAAACAGAATATATATTTAATAGAAAAAATATGTAAATATTATGATTTACCAGAGAGAGTATTAATAAAACAATATGTAATAAAAAAATTAGATGTTAGAAATATTTTAACATTATTTTATTCTTAACTAAATTTATAACCTTTATGATAAGGAGTTATTATTTCTGGATTATCTTCTTCTTCACTACTATCTGTTGTTTCTTCGTCTGTTTCATTATCTGTTGAATCATCATTTTTTATATTTTTATTATTATACATAGATGGATGAATAAAATTTTTATTTAAATTAATATAATCTAAATCTTCATCGCTTTCATAATTATATTCCTTTTCTTTTTCTAAAAAATTCTTTTTAAAATTTGCTGTTAATTCACGCGTTTCTTCGTCACTATAATCTTCTTTTTCATATTGACTATTTTGATATTCTATCAAATTCGGATTATAATTTGCATTTAAACTATATTTTGCATTATCTATATTTCCTATTGGTGTATAAAATTTAATATTTAATAAAAAATGATGATTTACACCCTTAAAATCATACTTTAAACCATCTATTGTCTCAAATCTAAAATCAATTTTACTTAATTTACCTATTGGATGAAAATCTTTTGGTTTATAATTAGTAAAATCAAAACGATTTTCCGAATAGCCATTTACACCTAATTTAAATAATCCTAAACCAATTGAATTTTTACTACGACTAAGTATATTGAAATGTTGTTCTATTATATTTGAACGTATTTTTATATGTCTTTCGCCCACTAAATTTACTAAACCAGGTGTTTGTATATTTTGATAATCTTCAAATGCTGCATTTATAGAATATTTACCCCAATCACCCTTACCCTCGCCACTTTTAAATGTATATTTTATAATTTCTTCATTACTTACATCTGGATTTAAATCTTTTATTGCAGTAAAATTTACATCATTTTCATCAATTTTATTATAATCATTTGAATTATGTATGGATTCTTCATCAAAACCAAATGTTTCTCTAAATGATGATTTATATAATAGTAAATAAAATGGGTGGTCTGTACTATTATTCTCATTTGATATAAAAATTTTAGAACTATCACTAGCAGGTATTGTTAAAGAACGTAATCTTATTGTACAATCATTTTCATTATTTTCACTAATAATTCTATTTATTGTAAAAATTAAATCATCTAATTCATAATCTCTAATATCTATCTCTATCTTCATTTCACGATAATTATTAGGAGTAATATTAGATTTATAATATAAATAAAATATATTATTATATTTGTCTATTTGATACATTGTTCTTGGTATTGAACTATCTAATATTTCTATACCATATACATATTTAAATGGTTGTTCAAATTCTATTGTATATTCATTTGGATTTAAATATTTATTTTTATTACGACTACTACTATCTATAGTATATATAATATTATCTTTAATACTATTCTTTTTTAAATAAGAAATATCTTCTATACTCATTATTATAATTTATTTATTTAATTATTTAATTATTTAAATATCTTAATATATATCTTAAATAAAATAATTAATAAAAAATTTTTTATTATTTTTTTTATCTAATTTTTTTATCTAATTTTTTTTATCTAATTTTTTTTATCTAATTTTTTTTATCTAATTTTTTTTATCTAATTTTTTTTATCTAATTTTTTTTATCTAATT